CTGATACAAGAGGGTGATAAGATTAAGTTTGTGCATCTGCGTCAGCCTAATGTCTATACCGCAAGTGCATTTTCTTTTATCACTTTCTTTCCAAAGGAACTTGACTTGAAGGACAGAATAGACTATGATACACAGTTTACTAAATCATTTGTCGAACCATTGAAGTTTATCTCAGAGAAGATAGGTTGGTGGATAGACGATAGTTATGGGACACAAGGAACTTTAGATGGATTTTTTTAATTATGAGATACTATAGATACACGCTTGATGAGCTAAAACAATCATCAGACAGAAAATTATTCAATTACATATCATTTTTCGCAGGTGGCGGTGGTTCGTCTGCTGGATACAAACTTGCGGGCGGTGACTGTAAGTTTGTCAATGAGTTTCAACAGGTCGCGGTGAACACCTATCTGGAGAACTGGCCCAATACACCACATATATGTGGTGATATCAAACAGGTGACAGGCAAACAGATCATGGAGATGACAGGACTGAAGGTAGGAGAGCTGGATATACTAGACGGCAGCCCACCTTGTCCACCATTCTCTATGAGCGGTACTAAGCAGAAGGGTTGGAACAAAGAAAAGACTGCGTATGGTATGAAACAAAAGAACATTGAAGACCTGACTTGGGAACAGATACGCATTGCGGCCGAGATGAAACCCAAAGTTATCGTGTGTGAGAACGTCAAAGGGTTGACAATGGACTACGCAAGAGAACATCTAACCAAGATGGTACGAGACTTTGAAGCACTTGGATATACCACAGTATACAAGGTACTGAATGGCATTCATTACGGTGTACCACAGAAACGACAGAGAGTGTTTATCATATCCATACGAAACGATGTGATGGAAAAGATTGATATGCCGTGGATGCTTGCGAGTTCAATCTATCCAGAACCAAGAATAGAAGAAGAGCCTACCATAGAAGAAGCGATAGGTGATTTGCGAAATGATGAGGAGAACATGACAGAGGCTCATGAGCTATGTGAGATTATGAAGAAGGGTGCAAAATACAAGTGGTTGAAACGTCTACCTAAGAACCCTGAGAAAGTGGTATCAGTGGGTGATGATGTGGTCAAGCCGTGGTATGATAAGGTAATTCGACATCGTGCGAAATGGGGTAAGGAACTACCAGAACATAAGAACTCATTCTTCCAATCAAGACGAGTGCCATGGCATCAAGCATCACATACGTTATCTGAACAGGGATTGCAAACCTCTCTTGCGGTGCATCTACACGCATCAGAGGATAGAGTGTTCACTACCAAAGAGAGTAAGCGGTTAATGACACTACCAGAAGACTATATTCTGACAGGTACATTAAACCAACAACTCGCAAGAATTGGACTGATGGTTGCACCTATGTGTATGAAGTATGTCGCAGATAGCATTTACGAAACTGTGTTGAAACCTTATAAGGATTTAAAATAAGATGACTAAATTAATATTAATCATAATATCGATGTTATTAGGAATGAGACTAATAACATTCACTTTAGGTTTAGTGGGGGTCTTGTCATGAAAAAGATGAAGATAATTGCCGGGCCTTGCCAGCACCAAACGCTAGAGCAATCTTTAGAAATAGCGACTGAGTGCAAACGTGTCTGCGATATTCATGGCATAGAGTACATTTTTAAGGCATCATTTGATAAAGCCAACAGAACATCAGTTGACGGTCAGCGTGGTGTTGGTATGAATGATACGATGAGAGCGTTTGGTGTTATAAGAAGAGGCCTTGATGTGAAAACATTAACAGACGTTCACTCTGTCACTGATATTGATGACATCATAACTAAATCTCATCCAGTGGATGTGCTTCAAATTCCAGCGTTTCTGTCGAGACAAACTGACTTGATACAAAGAGCTTGCACAACGAACAAGATAGTCAATATCAAGAAGGGTCAATTTCTAGCTCCGTGGGATATGGAAGGCGTGCTAAGCAAAACGAGTGGTGCAAAAGAGATATGGCTAACTGAAAGAGGAACCAGCTTCGGATATAACCGCCTCGTTGTTGACTATACAGGCATGCAGTATATGAAAAAGCACTACCCCGTCCCCATATTCTTTGACGCTACTCACGCTGTACAACAGCCAGGCGGAAATGGTGACTCTAGTGGTGGCAATAGGGATTACGTTACAGGACTTGCTTGCGCCGCCGCTGGTATGGGCATTACTAACTTCTTCCTTGAAGTACATGCTGACCCTGATAATGCTCCGAGTGATGGGCCTAACATGTTAAACCTTAAAGACTTCGCAAGTACTGTGAAACGAGTTGCTTTGATTGTAAAAACTTTGGGTAACGCATGGTGGATATAAACCCTGACCACGGCATGGTAAGTATGAATACAGCGATACTCATACCTGCCCGTATGAAATCATCACGCTTGCCTGGCAAACCACTAATCAAACTAGGAAACAAGTTCATGATACAGCGCGTATACGATGAATGCGTGAAGAGTGGACTTGACGTATACGTTCTTACTGACAGTGAAAATATTGCGGCACTCTTTAAAGAGAATGTCGTATGGGTAAGCGAAAAGAACTACGTGAATGGTACTGAACGCTGTGCAGATGCGATTCGTCATAAGATGTTTGACCCCTACGACAGCTTTATAAACGTACAGGGAGACATGCCTGACATTTCACAGGACATGATTCAAACAACTTTAAACAAATTGAAGTGGATTGATGACTACAGCGTGACCACAATGTACACTAATATGAAAAGGGACTTGCAAAACGATCCCAATAGTGTTAAAATGATTCTAGATTCGGATAATAGAGCATTGTGGTTTGGTCGAGGTATGAAATATGGAGAGCATCACTTGGGTATCTACGGGTATTCTCGCGATTCACTCACTCAGTATCCACAGTTGAAAATACCGAAAGAAGAAACTATTGAAGGCCTAGAACAACTACGTTGGTTGAAAGCTGGATATAATATTGGATGCATACACACAGAGTTTGATGGTATTGAGATAAATACATTAAACGATGCAATTGAGTGGAGACGAAAACATGGTCAAGTTCAGAATTTTGAAACCGCACAGTCGAGTGCGGCCATGCATCATTACCTAAGAGGTGATTTACCTAACTAAAGAGGTGGAGTATGACTATAGCAGGAAAGGTGTGGGGTCAGACGGAACTAGTAGAAGCAAACGGAGCGCTTGAGTTTCATAGAATTGATATGAATAAGGGTGGTGTATGTTCTAAACATTTGCACGAATTTAAGTGGAACGGATTCTATGTCGAGTCTGGTACAATGCTCATTCGTATCTGGCAGAAAGACTATGACCTAGTAGATGAGACTATTCTTGCCGCAGGTGATTACTGTAAGGTGAAGCCAGGTGTATATCATCAGTTTGAATGTATTGAGAGTGGAGTCGCATTTGAGTTGTATTGGGCAGAGTTCAATCACAATGATATCAAACGCGAATCAGTAGGACATGCATAAATGTGGTATCTACTGTTAACTTTGTATTTACCCTTGCAGGACAAGGAGATTATGTTTAGATTCGATGATTTTCGATCAAAAGCACCTTGTATACTCGCCAAGATAAAGTTAATGGAACATCACGCAAATTTACACAAACAAACAGGACGAAAGTCATTTATTACTAAAATTCAATGCAAGTCTGTTGAATTAGGTGAACATAACAAAGGAGAAACATGGACAGTTACGCAGGATTAATCGCATTTTCAGTAATGCTTGCAAGCATTGGTGTAGTAGGTATCGCAATATCAGGACTTATATGGGTATTGACACAAATCGCTAGTGATGGGGAGAAATAGTAATGAAACAACACGATGACCTTATAAAGAAGGAAATACCAAAGGAACTGATAGACCAATCAGCACACTTTGGAAGTTGTTTACTATTTACAATAATAGGAACAATCCCTATAGTCGGAGCTGTATTTTTAGTGTGGATGTGGGCAACCACTCGTGAGTACTACCAACACAAAAAGGATTACCTAGAACCTCATGAAAACTTCACCAATTTAAATTTCCTGAATCTAGATATGATATGGAGTTGGATAGGAATTGTGAGTGGAGTAGTGCTGAGTGGAGTCATCTGGTATTTTATTTTGACCAAAGTAATTAACTAATGTGGAGTATGAATTGGAAGCCATAGAGAGAAGCGCAAGCAAAGGCATTGAGGAACTGAATAGATTAGAATCAATGTTAGCGAAATTACTAGATCACAGAGAGTATCTAAATGTAAAGAATAAAGATATAATATTCATATCAGCTGATAAGAGAGTGGATAGCAGTGAGGTGGGAGTAAATGAATTAGATATCGAAGCAGTAACATTTGCAATTGATATTATAAGGGAGGTGAATGATGGGTATACAACGGTATGATGTAGACATCTACAATGAGAATCATCTAGTGGAACATGATGCAGGTGATTGGGTAAAGTATGAGGATCATGCAAAACAGATAGAGAAGTTACAATGTGCCGCCCGTGATCTTCTATTTGATGATGATAAAATGGTAGAAGACTATATCACCACACATATTACATGATGAAAAGAATTCTTCTAGCGGTTACATTATACATTCCTATGATTGCAATCGCAGGAAACCCCTATGTAGAACTCAAGAATGTAGTCCCCTTTAGAGATTCATACTCACAGACAACAACGAGTCACCTACGACTCGGATATAAACTCAAGAACAATCTCTATGTAGAAGGCGGTGTAATGTCTCATGGTACTAGTTACGAAGCAGGATATAAGTTTAGTAGAGGAAACTGGTCGATTAAAGGCAAATGGGAAGGATTGAACTCTAATCAGAGGGACACATTCAATTCAAAATTACAGACAGAGATACGATTTACATTTGGAGATTAAGGTGATTGCGGAAGGAAAGTGGAGAATTGTGGTAAATAGTGGTATTCTTTTAAATGCTGAAATAAATGCCTAAAGGTGCTGTGGAGTATGGGTTAAAGTCTACGGCGCAACGGGATTTCTATTCCACACACACGGAGATACTATCGAGTATACCACAGCTTCGGCCAAATGTCAAGGCTTTTATTTAGCATTTATTTGGCGAAGTAGCCTTGACATACCCTGTCCAACGTGATATACTAGCTATGTTGAATCGAATAAGGGATACAGTAATGCAATTGATACAGAGTGAAATGAAGAACAAAGTTAATTTCCAGCTATGGTCATTCAAAGACCGATATCGCTTCGAGATACGAATAATAGAACAGGTCAATGGAGATGGATTGTCCTGTAATGCAGACCGAGAGAGTTTTCTAGAACTAGATGATATGGATCGCAAGGAAGCTGTGGATGCATTCAACGAGATAGTCTACGGTGCTTAAATGATAGCCTCTATACTTATCATTACCCTGCTCGGTTGGTGCGCTTACAGACTGCTTAGCGCACCTCTGAAGACGTTATTGTTTGTAGGGAAAGCTGCTGTTATACTGGTGCTAGGAATGTTAGTATGGTTATGTTTATTTGCACTGATGTTGCCTTGACATTACTTGGCTGGTCTGGTATAATGGTTACATAAAATGAAAAAGGAGTTACACATATGGCTGCAGTAAAAGAATGGATGATGCGCTTACAAGATGCAGAAGAAGAGGGATTAGATGTAGTGATGAATAGACTACATGCGAACGGCGCTCTATGGGCTCCACGTTTATGTGAGAGTAACCCAGAGATAGTAATGAATGAGAGTTTCTACCCTGACCCTGCATATGTTTAATTTAGGAATAATTGATAAGGAAGAAAAAATAATGAAATATAAAGAAGGCGACACAATTGTCGATCAAGGTATTATATACTCTGTAGAGAAAATGGAAGACGGCACTCTATGGGGATATAGTAATAACGCTGAAGTAGAAATCGAGATAGAAGATGACTTCGTACCTGACGCTGCATTTCGGGGTAACGAACCATTATAGAAATGCCTTGACAAAGTTTGCATCACATGGTATAATGGCTATATAGAATGGAAAAAGAGAAAGACTACTGGAGTGGGAAACGCCCACTAGACCTTAATCGTGGTACTGCAAGTCTTTCTCCCTTATCGGAACAGGGGTGTTGTTCCTACTATTGAAGAAAAGAGAGAAACCTCAGACTTTTAAAATGATTCAACAGGTTCGCTAAATCTTGCGGCAATAGGAATCGAGTCTTTTGTTTCTCTCTCCCCTTATAAGAATTTAATTGATGCACTAGTTATCAATACAACAGTTTGAAAGGAAACCATTAAGGTTGGTTGGCCCACGGTGAAAGTTCCACAATGGTTATGGTGTGGGGATGTAAGTTGGTTTCCTTTCAATTAGAACTCATGCGAAGTGGGGTTAAGCCCTTACACAGCTTCGCTGATACTCTCTCACTCGCGAGCTTAGGATTGATCACCTCGACCTTGAGTGAGAGGGGACGTTATTTAGAAGAGGGGCCCTTTAGAACTGGAATGGCTTTCCTAAACTATAAATGCAATAAGGTGTCTTTGAGTTATTTTCTAGCTGTATCAAAGAGGCCACCCCCTAAAACTGAGCGATGTTTGCTTACTTAACTGGTATATAATAATAAAGGAAAATTTATGTTCGTAGAAAAAGATGAAGTAACACACGAAGAATATGGTCATGGTAAAGTAACAAAGATTTTTGCGAATGGTGGCGACACTATCTACGGAGTAGATTTTGGAATGGAACATAATTTATTTGTATCACATAAAGACCTTCAACTAAAGGAGAACACATGAGTGAAAACCCATATGAAGTAAAACGAACATTACTCAAACGTGAGGTAGTACAATACTACGAGCAAAAAGATGAGAATGGCAACAGACAAATTTGCAAAGAGACAGAGACTACCACGAATGATGAAAACAATCCAACAATAGAAACAACAGTAGAGTATTATTAATTATGGCACTAAACAACATGTACAAGTGGAGTGGAACTTTTATGTTTCTAATCGCTGCACTCCTTCTCTCTTCTAACGTAGAGATATCTAAGTATGGTTATATTTTATTTTTATCAGGACATCTAACTCTCAGTTATTTCTTTTGGTTTAGAGTTCGAGATAATGCAATGTTTACTCACAACTTCTTTTTTATACTCATAGATTTCTGGGGTATATACAGATGGTTTATCGCATAAGGAAATATATGAAAGTATTGAAAGAAACAACTAAGTGGAATGGGGACTATCCTAATCACACATACATTCTCAATGACAAATCAATGCTTATTGGTTACATACCATTCTCAGAAACAAAACCCAGCTGGTTTAGTAAACCAATGACTTTCTATAAGTCTCGCAGAACATTCATTGAGCAATCCCCAGAGGAATACGCATGTCAGTGAAGTGGAGTTGGGTAACACGCAAAGAAGACAAGCAAGCTTCATTGCGTATCGGCGAGGGAAAGTTCGAAGGTGTTGTCTATTCATACGGCAAGGTAGTTCTACCCGAAGAGAATGAAATAAATTCCAAAGGGGACTTGCCTTTTCGGTTTGAATATAGTATACTAGATAATGCGAACATGAATAGAGAAGAATTCGGGAATGAGTTCTTTACAATCATTGGGGATATACTTGTGACTATTATTGAACAACAACTACAGGAAGAAAACCTTGAGTACAGATCAGACGATTGAACGAACTACGCTCTCAGAGCTAGTTGCAAATGAACAATATGCACGTAAGGTATTACCATTCATAAAGGGTGAATACTTTGCAGATAGAACAGAACGAATAGTATTCGAAGAAATACAAAAGTTTGTAGAAAGATATAACGCACTTCCCACCAAGTCTACTCTGGAGATAGAGATAGACACACGCAGAGATTTAAACGAGAGTGATATTTCCAGCATACTGAATACAGTCAAGTCGTTGAAAGCAGACAAAGAAGTAAACTATGAATGGTTAGTCGAAACCACAGAGAAGTGGTGCAAAGACCGTGCGGTCTATAACGCAATCGTTGAGGGTATCTCAATCATAGACGGAAAGGATAAGGCGCGCAGCGCGGATTCCATTCCGAGTATTCTCACAGATGCTCTCGCGGTAGGATTCGATAATCATGTAGGTCATGATTACTTAGAGGATAGTGAGAGTCGATTTGACTACTACCATACCGTAGAGGAAAAAATCCCGTTTGACTTGGAGTTTTTTAATCGAATAACCAAAGGTGGATTACCTCCGAAAACCCTAAACATCGCGTTAGCAGGAACAGGTGTCGGTAAGTCTTTGTTTATGTGCCATGTAGCTGCTAACTGTATGTCTCAAGGAAAGAATGTATTGTATATAACTCTGGAGATGGCAGAGGAACGTATCGCAGAACGCATTGATGCAAACCTAATGAACATCTCTATGGAAGACTTGCATGATCTACCCAAGCAGATGTTTGAAAGTAAAATCAATAAGATTATTAAGTCTACCTCTGGCAAACTCATTGTCAAAGAGTATCCCACCGCGAGCGCACACTCTGGACACTTTCGTGGATTGATTAAAGAACTTGCAATCAAGAAAACATTCAAGCCAGATATTATCTTTATTGATTATCTGAACATCTGCTCGTCATCACGATTCAAGGGAAATGCAAATGTTGGTTCGTACTTCTATATCAAATCAATCGCAGAAGAACTGCGAGGACTTGCAGTAGAGACTAACGTACCTATCATGAGCGCAACACAGACCACTCGTAGTGGATTCTCTAATAGTGATGTAGGTCTGGAAGATACCAGTGAGAGTTTTGGTTTGCCTGCGACTGCTGATCTTATGTTTGCGTTGATCAGTAATGAAGAACTAGATGAGCTGAATCAGATTGCAGTCAAGCAATTAAAGAATCGATACAACGACCCGTCAGTAAATAAACGATTTGTGATTGGTATTGATCGTGCGAAGATGAAACTGTATGACATTGACATATCTGAACAACACACTCTTGCAGATGCAAATCAGACTAAGGGCAAAGAGGATGACTTTGATACACCTGTTTTTGACAAGTCTAGATTTGGAAGCTCGCGTGGTGACTTAGGTGGATTTAAAATATAATGAACTCGTATATTACAGTGTATGATAAAGTTCTCTCTGATGATCAGTGTGATTACTTTATTGACAAATTTGAAAGGGATACTTCTGCACAAGAGGTTCAGAACAATTCTCATTTTTCAGAGGAAGGTGTAAGAAACGCAACACTCACTCAGATTAATATGCTTCATTCTCCTGAGTCTATATGGAAAGAGGATGTTAATTTTCTGATGCACACTATCGGCAGATGTGTTGAGTCCTATAAAATGGAACATGACATCACACCCTATCAATGGCCTGACAAGTATTCGTTAGAACCCCCTAAGATGAAAAGGTATTTGGCAAATACGTCTGATGAGTTTCCACCACATGTTGATGTATTGAATTATGAAACCGCAAGACGATTTCTAGTTATCTTTATGTATCTTAACAACAACATGGGTGGGCATACTTATTTTCCAAGTATGGATGTAGAGGTTGAATGTAAAAAGGGTTCGTGTGTTATGTTTCCGCCTTTATGGACACACATACACGCAGGAGCTCGTCCAATAATTGCACCCAAATATATTATTGGGAGTTACCTTCAATATGTGTAAGATTTGCCTTGACAATTTGGTATGTAAGTGGTATAATATAGTTTAATGAATGGAGATATATAAAATATGACTAATAATAATTTTTTAAAGAGTATCATCAAAGATGTGGGTAATGAATACGCAAATTTGGTGAGTGACGGAGTGGAGGCTGGTGATGTTGATTCCTTTATTGACACAGGCAGTCATGTATTCAATGCGTTGCTGAGTGGAAGTATCTATGGTGGTCTTGCATCGAATAAGATTACTGCGATTGCTGGAGAGTCAGCAACAGGCAAGACATTCTTTCTGATGGGTATTGTCAAGAACTTTCTAGATTTAAATCCAAACGCAGGAGTGATATACTTTGAGAGTGAATCTGCAATTACTAAGCAGATGGTAGTTGATAGAGGTATTGATCCAGAACGTATGGTGATGATGCCTGTGACTACGGTGCAAGAATTTAGAACTCAATCCCTAAAGGTGTTGGACTCTTATCTATTGCAACCCGAATCACAACGTCAACCACTCTTCCTTTGCCTAGACTCTCTTGGTATGTTGAGTACTACGAAAGAAGTTGAGGATACCGCAGATGGTAAAGAGACAAGAGACATGACAAGAGCGCAAGTTCTCAAAGCTGCGTTTCGTGTTCTCACTCTGAAACTTGGTAGAGCAAAAGTTCCAATGGTAGTTACCAATCACACATATGATGTTGTGGGTTCTATGTTTCCGCAAAAAGAAATGGGTGGTGGTTCTGGACTCAAGTACGCAGCTAGTTCTATCATCTATTTGAGTAAGAAGAAAGAGAAAGATGGCACTGAAGTTATCGGTAACATCATTCACTGTAAGAACCACAAGTCTCGTTTGACTAAAGAGAATAAGATGGTTGATGTTCGACTTACTTATGATAAGGGACTTGACAAATACTACGG